GCCAAAGACGCAGCGGCGGTCCAGAACATCACCGCTGGCGAAGCCCTCGAATCCATCGTGATGGCCATCGAGTCGGGCGCCTCGCGTGGCCTGCGCACGCTGGGGTTGTTCGTCGACTTCCAGAAAAAAGCTCAGATCGCCCAGCTTCAACTCGGACGCGCCCTGACAGAAATCGAGGAGAAGCAACTCCGCTACAACGCGGTCATCCGCGAAGGCGCGAAGATCCAGGGCGCCCACGCGGCGGCTTCTCAGACAGTTGAGGGACAACTCGGCGCGCTGCGGCGGGAGTTCAACAACTTGCGCGAAGACATCGGCGCCAAGTTCCAGGACGACTTCAAGGCGCTGATCGGCAACCTGCGCGGCTTGGTCGGCTGGCTCCGGGAGAACACCGACCTGCTCAAGAAGTTCGGCGAGGTGGCTCTGTGGGTCTCTGGGGTTCTTGCCACTTACGCCCTGGCCGACAAGATCATGGCGCTCGCGAAGTCGATCGCCGCGCTCCAACTCGCGAGCATCAACCCTTATGCCCTGCTTGCGGTGGGCGTTGTCGGGGCGGGCTTTGCCATCTACTCGCAATGGAAGGACACGCAGGAGCGGCTTCAGGCACAGTTCGATGAGATGCAGCGGAAGGCGCTGCGCGAGGATCTCTTCAGCGGACGGACCAGCGTTGATGCCCTGCGCAAGCAGGGGATGACCGACGACCAGATCCGCGAACTCATCGGCGGCAAACGGTGGCTGCCTGGCGAACAGGCGTTCGAGTATGAAGGGCCCAAGCTGACCATCAAGACGTCGCCGGAGCCGGACCTCGAAGCGCTGAAGCAAGCGGCCGAGATTCGGAAGCGCCAGCTGGAGGTGGAGCACGAGAGTGCACGGGCGCTCGAAGAAGCGCGGCGGCGCGGGCTGACAGGTTTCGCGCGGGACGTGGCCGAAGTTCAGGAGCAAATCCGCAAGTGGACCACCTTTGTCGACGATCGCGGCAATGAGCAGCGGATCGCACTCACGCGCAAGGCGTGGGAGAACGTCATCGGCGAGCTCCGCGAGCGCCTGGCGAACTGGCAGAAGGAGGTCCAGGAAACCAATCGCAAGAATCTCGCCGAGTATCTGGCTGCGGAAGAAGAGGCCTCGCGGCGGCGGCTCGAGATCGAGTCGCATCTCTTCGCGCAACGGCTGGCCCATAACGAGGAGATCTCCAAGCGAAACCTCGATCACCTGGAGCAGATGCTGGGGATCGAAGAGCAACGCGCCGGGAGTGCGCGCGAGGCCCAATTGCGGGCACTCGATGCCACGAGCGCCCAGACTCTGGAACAGAAGGTGGCGGTCGAGCAGCGCAAGGCGGCGATCGAGGTTGAGTACCTCACGCGGGTCCATGAGATCCGCATGCGGCTGTTTGATCTCGAAACCTCGCGGATGGTCATCGAGGAAGAGGCGCAACTCAAGCGGCTCGGCTATCGGGCCGACGAGATCCAGGCGCGGATCGCCGAACTCACTGCTCAGCGGGACGAGATCCGGCGGTTCCAGCAGGAGGCCACCGATGCCGCGATCCAAGGCGCGCGGGCGAACGCGGCGATCCGCCAGGCGCAACTGATCCGCGACCACAATCAGCGGATCTTCGATTCCTTCAAACGCCAGGCCGAGGGCGTCTTCGACGCGCTGCTCACCAAGTCGCAGTCCATCTGGTCGGCCATCGAAAACTCGCTGAAAACAGCGCTGCTCACTGCCATCAAGGACGTGGTCAGCTCGCGCGTCGCCGCAATGCTGATGCAGCTCTTTACAGGCACGAGCGTCTCCCTGGCCGGCGGTGGTGCCTCCGGCTGGAGCACGCTCGGAAGGATCGGCGGACTGCTCGGCGTCGGCGCAGCGCCGGTCTTCGGAGGAGCCAGTGGCGGTGGTCCCATCCCCGGCGGTGCGGCCGGCGGTTGGGGCACGCCTCCCTTCATCCCTTCGAACAGCAGAGGCGGCTGGAGCGGTCTGCTCGGCGGCTGGAAGGATTTTCTCGGCTTCGGCGGCGGCGTCCAGTACGCGCCTGGCAAGGCCGTGACGTGGGAGGCGGCGACCATGGGCCAGAAGCTCTCCGCGCTTGGACGGTCCAATGCGGGGTTGCTTAGTGGCGCGACGCTGGCCCTGATGGGCCTCCAGCGCGGCGGCGTCTCCGGCCTCGCCATGACCACCGCCGGCGGCGCCATGATTGGCTTCAAGTATGGCGGTCCACTCGGCGCGGCGATCGGAGCTGGGATCGGAGCAGTGGCCGGACTGGTGCGGCTGTTCGTCAAAGGCGCGCAAGAGAAAGCGCGCGAGAAGATCAAGGCCACCTACGGGGTCGACATCCGCGACAAAGGCGTGCTGAGGCAGATCGTCGACATCGCCAAGCAAGGTTTTGGCGGCAATCTGGAGGCGGCCATCCGCAGCCAGCAGATCCGCGATCTGGTCGAACTATACGCGCTGTCGACGGGTCAAAGCACGTCGGGGCTCCCGGCCACCGTGCGTCCGGTGTCGCTCCTTCAGCAAGGCGGCGGGCTGTTCCAGTCGAGCTCCGGCGGCCTGACGCTCGCGCCGCTCGGCGGCGGCACGCCGTCGTCTGCGGCGGGACCCACGGTGATCAACATCACCGTGCCGGGAGCGAAGGAGTTCTTCGAGAAGGAAACGGTGCGCGTGGTGGTCGAGAATCCGCGCGCGGTGCAATCGGCGGCGATGACGGCGACCAAAGCCAGCGCCGGCCGCCGTGAGATGACCGGGCTGCAACTCAGCCCCGGGTTGATCCTGTCATGACGCGAGCAGAACTCATCGAGAAGATCGCGCGGGCGATCGCGGAGATGGAGGGTTTCTACGCCACCGCCACGAAGCCGACCCTTGCCCAGCGGAACGCGAACCCCGGCAACATCCGGCAGTGGCGCGACGCGGGAGGCCGGCCATATCCTACCCATCGCGGTTACGTCGACTTCGTCGCGTGGGCGTCCGAGCGGTTCCCGGGCGCCTCCCGCGAGGAGATGAGCCGGCGGGCGCTTGAGGAAGGCTGGCGCATCCTGCGCGTGCTGGTCGGGCAGTATCTTGACGGGCGCTACACGCAGGGTAAGCCTCCAACCGCTGAGGAGATGTTCCGGGTGTATGCGCCCTCGGCCGACGGCAATCATCCGGCGAACTATGCGCGTTTCGTCGCGAGCAAGATCGGCGCGCGGCCGGATCAGCGGCTCCTCGACTTGGTGACCGCGTGATGCCAGGCTCGGTTCAGAACGCCGCGCCGCTCACGGTGCTCCCACCGAGTCTCTCACGCGCCTTCGTCCACGAGCGCGAGTATCCGGCGCTCGACAACGAGTACCGCAACGGCGAGTCGCAGCGGTCTGTCCAGGCGGCCAACAGCCGCAAGCGCTGGCGGCTGGCGAAGCGGCTCACCCCGGCGCAACTCGCGGCCCTCCGCGATTTCTACGACGCCCGCAAGGGCCCGGCCGAGCCGTTCTACTTTTACGACCCGTATGAGACCAGCCCGAAGTTCTCGCACGACCCCACCGGCCAAGCCGTTGCGGGTCGGTACGCCGTGCGCTTCTCCGGTCCGTGGGAACAGATCACTTCGCTCGCGCGCGCTGATCTGACGCTGGTGTTGATCGAGCTTGCCTGACTATATCGGCAACATCGCGGTCCCGGAAATCGTGCCGTCGGGCGTCTTTCCGCTCGTGCCCGACTGGCCGCTCGACGTGCGTCGCGACCATGAGGTCGTCGTCCACCAATTCGGAAGCGGCAATGCGAAAGTGGAGCAGCGCATTCTCCTCGGCACCGGCACGCGGCGCTTCACGATTCGCAAGCATTGGCTGCGCGACGCCGATCGCATTTCGCTTCGGAACTTCTGGGAGACGAAGTACGGTCCCTACGGGGCTTTCACCTACCACGCCCCCAACGACACCGGCACCGGGACCACGCCCGTCATCTGCCGTTTCGCCAACGAACCGCTCTCCTGGGAGATGGTCGCCGACTGGGCCTGCTCGCTCGGCGTCACGCTCATCGAAATCCCCCAGAACAGCCCGTCGTATCCGCTGAACCAGACCGTCAACCGCTTCCCGCCCGCCGCGCTCCAGACCGCACTGCTCTCGCAGGTCCAAGAGATCATCCCGCTCATTCGCATCCATCCTCTCCAGCCCGGCTACCCGGCGATCTATGTCTCCGACCGCCGCTGCACCATCGGCGGCCAGCTTTACCAGGCTCGCCTCGTCGAGTTCGACGGCATCTCGCAATCCATCGGCAACGAGTCCGACGAGGCCCAGTTCACCTTCGGCAACGCCGACCGCGTGATGCGCGATCTCGCCAACGACGTCGACCTCTTCCGGGCCGAGATCGCGTTCAGCCTGTTCCATGTAGGCACAGGCATCCGGCTCGATCTCTGGAAGGGCAACATTGTCAACTGGACCTGCGACTCGGGCCCCGAGTTCCGCGTCACCGCCGCTGATGGCCTCTACGAATTGAACCTGCCCTACCCCACGCGCAAGATCTCCCGCACCTGCTGGAAGCCGTTCAATTCCACGGCATGCCCGTTCGCCTCCCAAGGCGCGCTCGACTTGGTCAACTTCCCCGATGCCGATCCCACGCGCTGCGACAAGGGCTTCGACACGCCCAACGGCTGCCGCGCCCACGGCATGAACGACTACTACGGTGGCATCATGGCCAAGCCGCAGGGCGTTCGCATCAAGGACAACTCGACCGGCGTCTGGGGCTTCGGCCGCTCGACGCTCACCTCCGTCTCGCTCGTCGCCGACTCGATCTACGATCAGATCCTGCCCGAGATCTACACGGATTCGGCGATGCCCGTGAACTGCAAGATCGCTTCGGGCCGCGACGAGAGCGACTTCTACGCAGCGGTGGGAATCGTCGGCGAAGGCCCTCTGGGCGCATACGGTGCGGGCCACAAGCTCGACGGGCAGTATCATCACGGCTATCCGGGTTCGCTCGGGCTGATGACCAGTTTGGGCCCGGATCCGAATCCGGCAACATTCGGCATTGATACGGATGCCGGCCCGGAACGCGCGGCTGGCACGGCGTTCCTCATGATCCGGCGCTCGGACGCCAAGGGTTTGCAGCTCTCGCGCCTGAGCGAGCACGCCATGGAGGCGGTCGTGGCGCAGGGGCTGAGCGGCTGGGTGTGGACCTCCCCAGGCGTGCGCGCCTACGGCCCGCCGCTGACCAACCCCATCTGGATCGCGGTCAACATGCTCCTGCGTGCCCGAGGTCTGCGCCTGGGCGCAGACGCCACTGCGGAGCAACTCGATTTCGCCGAGACCCTGTTCGATGTCGATGCGGCTATCGCGGCGGCGGCGGTCTGCGACGAGCAGGTCTCGAAGCTGGTAGGCACGGGCATGGAGACCCAGTTCAAGTTCCGCGGCGTGCTTCAGGAAGAGAAGCCGCTGCGCGACTGGCTTCAGGAAGTCATGATGAACTGCCTGGGCTACTACACGTTCTCGAACGGCAAGCTCAAACTGGGCGTCCGCGTGAATTCCTCAGCCGTCGAGGCGTTCACCGAAGGCAATATCCTGTTCCGGAGCCTTCAACTCGCACCGCTCAAGCCCGCCTTCAACCACCTGACGGCCAACTTCGCCGACGAGGACTTCGAGTTCGTCGCCAACTCCATCTCGCTCTACGACATCGACCACGCCACGCTCATCGGCGGCGGCGCGGGTCCGCTGTTCCTGAAGTCCACCGTGAATCTCTCCGGCACGGCGTCGAAGTCCCAAGCAGCCCGCATCATCACCGTGCGGCTGCGCGAAGAGTTGGGCGGCATCTCGCCGGCGGATTGGAAAAAGGCGCGCCAGCTCAGTTTCCGCACTACGGTCCTTGCCCTCAACACCGAACCCGGCATGGTGTGCTCAATGACCCATCCGGACATGCCCGGCGGCGCGGGCGAGTTCCGCGTCACCGGCTGGCGGCTGAACTGGGACTACTCGATCGACATTCAGGGCCGCACGACGACGGACTCGATGTACGACCTCGTTGCCGGTCCGAAGCCCGCCGATGTTGTGCCGGAACCGCCCGCCGAGGAAGTGCTCATCGACACGGGCGTCCCCGGTGTGCTGACCGGCATTCCTCGCCTGGGTGACTACGGCACTTTCGCGCTCGATGACATGAAAGTCGAGCCCGACGCCTCTGGCAACGCCAACATTGTCGGCGCGCACGAGATCACGCTGTCGCTCTACTACGTGGACGAGCTGACCACCGATCTATGGGCGTCTATCGATACCGCCATCGATGCGACGACCGACCCGGTAACTGTCGTCTGCACGGTCAATCCCGATACGCAACGGGTTTTCCGCGTCGGCGACTTCGTCGTCTTCAACGATGAGTCCGCTG